CCCCGACCAACTCGTACCTGCGGCTGACTTCAAACAGGAGGAACAAAAGTGAAGTGGACACCAGATCTGATTGACTCAGTCATCAAGCTGATCATTGGCGCAACCTTCTGCATGGTGCTGCTGATGATGTCGAGCTTGGCCATGTACTCGGTGGTTTTTGTGACCCAGCCAATGACCGGCATTGCCCCAGCGGACAAGCAATTCTTTATGCTGCTGTCGGATATGTCCAAGTACATCCTGGGTGCGTTGGCTACCCTGCTGGCCATCAAGGGCAAGGACGGCGTGGCCAAGCTGATCGACCCACCACCTGGCGTATCAAAGGCCAGCGATTGGACTGACCCACAACCACCAGCTCCGAAGGCACCGGCACCGACCCACGCACCTGTGCGCATGGAGCCGCAGCTCGAGCCTGCAGCGCCCGTGGTTACCGGCTTCAATGGCAAGGCAGCACCACCAGCAGCACCACAACCTGAACTGTAAGGGGGAACCATGAACACACTGCTACTGATCCGCATGGCTGCAACCGTGGCCGCTAGTATGTTGCTGGCATTCAATGTACACGCTGGCGGCGAGATGAAGAAGGTTTGCCGGGAAGATCCCAAGACCAAGAAAGAAGTCTGCCGCGATGTGAAGGTACATAAGAAACTCGAAGGCACCAAGGTGCCGCCAAAATGAATCCCTGGTTCATTGCTGGGGCTGTGATTGCGGTGGCCGTGGCTGGTGCTGGCGGCTATGCCAAAGGCACAGCTCATGGCAAGGCTGAAGTGCAGGCCCAATGGGATCAGGAAAAGGCTAAACTCGCGCTTGAGTATGCTGCTGCCCAGGCTGCTGCGCGTGAGAAGGAACAGGCACTGCAGGCCCAGGCTGATCAACTACGAGAGGATGCCAATGCGAGGATCAAAGATATTGATAGTCGTGCTAACAAGCTGGTTGACAGCTTGCGCAACCGCGCCGAGCGCCCCGCCACCAAGGCAGGTGCCGTGTCCGGTGCCACCCAATCTTGCAGTGGAGCGAGTGGAGCGGAACTGGATCGGAGAAATGGAGAGTTTCTTGCGTGGTACGCCGCCGACGCAGCAAGGCTTGCCAGCGCCCTCGACACCTGTCTCAAGCAGTACGAAGCAGTAAGGAACACCTCCCGCTGACCCTGCGCCACTCCTGCGCGACCAAGGTGGATCAGCGGGTTTTCCCGGTTACTCGCCGGGATTTTTTTCCTTGTCATTCATGGTGGCACCCAAGATCTTAAGCCTGCGCTGGTAGTGTTCGGTGTGCTTGGTCTTGGCCACCAGGTCTAGCCTGTCGATCACATCTTTGTTGACCTCCTTGAGCTGCCGCAGCGCTGTCATACGCTGGCGCTCCGGTGCCTTGCCTGCGGTCAGCGTCTTCTCAGCGATTGCTTCATAGGCATCCGACCATTCTTGCTGGCTGTTGTGGCCTGACAGAATGCGCGGCTCACTGTCTTCACCTTTGCCTGGCACCAGCAAAAGCAGGCCTTCAGGCACAGCAGGTTCTGCAGCAGGTTCTGCAGATTCGGCAGCCGCATTCTGCAACTCAGCATTGATCTCATCCAGGTCTGGCACATACTCATCCTGCGTTGGGATCTCTGCTGGTGGCGGGATCATGTCCAGCGGATTGGCAGGCAGTGGCGTGACATCCTTCGGTGGCCGTGGCTTTGCCTCATCTGGAAAGTCCTGCGCTTCTTCGACGGTGATCAGGCCTTTCAACGCATCAGGGAAGGCATCACGCAGCGCGAAGCCTCGAGCCCGCATCTGCATCATGCGCTTTGGGTACGCCTGCCACGGGCCTTGCTTGCCCCATAAGCCAGCACGCTTGGCATCCTCGACGCTGAACTTAGCGACCACCGGCTTGCGGCCACGGCGCTTGGCCACGCAGACTGCTGTCGGGTTTGGCGTGTTCTCATTCTCGAAGTATTCTTCGATGTCCTCGCAGTGTGGCGAAGCCTGCACCAAGGCCATTGCTGCGTCACCATATACGCTGGGCTTGCCATTGATTACGGCGATATTCTGCAATGCCTGCATGGGTGCTAGGCCAATCTCAGCGCCCCACTGCATGGCCACCAGCACATCTAGTGGCTTGCCGGTGTAGGCCTTTGGCACCAGGCTGGACGATGCCAGCTCCTCGGCAAACTGCCTGGCTTCGGTAAAGGTAGTGGGTGCGAATCCTTGTCTAGTGGTTAGTTGCATCGTCATCTCCTGGTGTCGGTAAAAAGGCTTGCAGTGTGTACAGAATCAGCGCGGTAAAAGCCTCGACAATTTCCTCGGCTTCTTCTTCGCTGCACTTGGGTATGGTGTTTAGCAGCGAAACGACAGCGCGTGCGTGTGCTTCTTCAAGTTTGGTCGGGTCGCGCCAGATCATGCGACCTCCTTGATCGACAGCGTTGACTGCCGAATGCTGTACGCATCCTTCGCAGGCACCACCTTCTCTGGCGTGGCTTTGTAGCTGCGCATTGGCCAGCGGATCTCGAAGCGTCCGATGCTGGCCTTGGCAGCTTGGCCCATCATTGCCTTCAGCTCAGTCTCGGCTTCGCTGCGGCGGCCCTCGGCTGCCTTGATGTCAGCGTTAGCAGTCACGATCTGATCGACTAACTGCTCGGCTCGACCAGGCAGGTTGACCACTAGGTTTTCGTCGGCTGCCGGGTACATACGGTCGGCATCCTTTGGATTAGCTGGCGGGTAGAAGTCGATCTCGCCTGTAGCTTTGTACTTCTCGAGCTTGTTCTGGAACTCCAGCACCGCGGTCTTAATGGTGTAGAGGGTCTGCTGGTGTGGCTCAAAGAGGAAGATGCGCAAGGTGGTGCCTTGGTACAGCACGGCCAGCGCACCCCACTTCGCCTGCATGATGTCCATCTGTGCCTGCAACTGCACTGGCCCACGGTACAGCGCTGGGATCTCCTCGGGTGCCACGGCTGTCAGCTTGGCCTCGAGTGCGCCAAACCCGTCGAGCATGATCTCATCTTGGCCAACCACGATGATGCCTGCGTCAGTGTCGGTGCGGATCTTCTGGCCACGGCCATGCGCGTAGCCATCCAGGCTGCAGGCTAGCGGCAGTGTGTCGTGGAAGAATGCCGAATCAAACTCGGTGGACAGCTCGAACAGCTCCAGCCGCTTGGCAGTTTCCCGCAGGATCATGGATTCTAGCCGATCACCCCAGGCCATTGCTTCGTTCTGTTTGTCTTCGCGTGGCACACCCTTGGCTGCGTTGATTGAGAACTGCAGCTCATCATTGGGTGTCTGATACTTGGACAGGCCCAGCAGCGCTGGCAGGCGGCTAGCGCTCATCATGTAGTCAGGTGTTTTCTTTCCGCTCATTTGTTCATCTCCTTAAGGGTTTTTTCAACAGCACGCGCAAACTCTTTTTGCTTTTCTTCGCTGCAATAGTTCTGCAAGCAAATGCCAGCCTCAGCAATCAGCTCTGACAGTTGCTCATCAGAAGGCGATTTCCAATCTTGCTTAAGCTCAACATATTCATCCTCAGTAATAAACTTCACGGCATCAATTGCTGCCAACGCGGCCAACAGTTGCTCACGCAACGCCATGAACTGAGGTTTGTCGTCAATGTGAACTGGGTTGTTTTCTTCATAAACCCAAATCCGATTGTTTTCGTACATCCAATTGACCAGTTCCATGATGGAAAAATTAAGATGCAACTCATACCAATCCTCAGTAGTGTGCCAATCAAGAGGAATGTCAAAGTCTTCGTTGTTGATGTATCCAAACATTTTTAATTTGCCATCTTCAAACCAAGTGTGTACTCGCCCATCTATTTCAAATGTTTTTGATGGCATAGTTATTTCTCCTCGCTAAGTTTATAAACACGCACCACGCGAGCGTGGGCGGCCTTGTGTGTGGCTTCGGTAAAGCCAATTGCTGTGAATTTTTTACCTCTGAAAACAGCGCCAAGCACTGATGGGTGCAGCTCTGCAGGTAGGCTGATGGCAGCTCGGACATCGTTGATAGACACGCTGCCCTGGCTCTTGGCGATGTCGGTGGCGATACGCCGACAGTGGGCCAGGAAGTCCGCATCACGCTGCTCGAAGAGGGCTAGCTGCGCGTCACGCAGGATCTGGCCGGTGATCATATGACACCTGCCACAAAGAACAGGGCAAAGATGACGGCCATGCCAAGCAGGAAACCATTAAAGAAATCGTCGCTCATACTGCACCTCGCTGGATCAGGTTGGACACTTGGGCTGGCAGCCACTTGGTATTGCCACGGGCTGTCTGCACGCCACGGGCCTGCAGAGCGGTGGCGATTGCACGCAGGCTGGTGGCACCAGAGCGCTGGATGTCGGCGATGATGGGCATCACCTTGGCTGCGAATGCGTCAGCGTTGGCACGGCCAGCGGCTGCACCGGCAACTGCTGCTGCTTGCGGGTTTGGGTTACCCAGGCGCACGCCACGGGCCTTGGCGGCCTGCAGTGCTGCCTTGGTGCGGCGGCTAATCTCTTCGCGCTCATGCTGTGCGACCACAGCGCGGATACCAAATTCGAGGGTGCCAGCGTGTGGCATATCGGCTGCAACGATCTGCACACCACTGTCACGCAGGGTCAGCAGGAAGGCTGCCTGGCGGCTGAGTCGGTCGATCTTGGCGATCAGCAGTGCGCTGCCGGTGGCTTTGCACATAGCGATGGCGGCGGCTAACTGTGGCCGGTCATCGTGCTTGCCTGATTCGATCTCGGTGAAGCTGTGGATGATGCTGTCAGCG